ACAGGCTTAGCGTTTCGGGATATGTGTAACCTGACCCGAAAGAACCTTGTTAGAGCCGATGATGGTGTCTTATGGATAATCACCAGTCGTCAGAAGACGGGAACACCCTGTTATATTCCCTTACTGGAACTTCCCTTGCAAATTATTGAGAAGTATAAAGGACTCACCAAAGATGATAAGCTACTTTTGATGTTGAGCTGTGGACGTTTGAATACCAACTTAAAGAAGATAGCCAAGCTTTGCGGAATGGATAAACGCTTGATTTTCCATATGGGACGACATACCTATGCGAGTGAGATTACACTCTCACAAGGCGTACCCATAGAGAGTGTGAGCCGTATGTTGGGACATAGGGATTTACGTTCCACACAGATTTATGCCAAGATCACCAATGACAAAATCAACGAGGATATGAAAGCCCTCGAAATTCGAATAGAAAACAAGTACCAATTAGCAAAATGAAATAACACGCAAAATGAGAATTTCAACAAAAAACTCTAAAATCGATAAAACCATGAAACAGGATAGGGAAAATAACAGCAACAATAATAACCGCAATATCAACAATAATATCAAAATCAATAATGACAACAGCCATGACAACAATATCAGAATCAATGATGATAATAATTCTGTCAACAAGAATGTCAACAAGAATGTAGACAAGAATGTAGACAACGATAACAACACATATAACAACACATATAACAACAAGAATAATGACAATCTCAATAAGAAACGGCGTAGCACCTTTACTGTTCTGTTTTATGTGAATAGAGACAAGGTTAAGCAGAATGGTTTATGTCCTGTTATGGGTAGAATAACCATAGATACAAAAGTAGCCCAATTCAGTACCAAAGTGGATGTTGATTCCACTCTTTGGAATACAAAAACAGGCAGAGCCATAGGTAAAAGCAGCCAAGCCATTTTAGTAAACCGAGCTATAGATCGCCTTACCCAAGAGATAAATAAGTTTTATACTGAGATGGTAGATAAGCAAGGCTATGTAACCGCCGAGCTAGTCAAAAATGCATTGAATGGTATCGGACGAAAACAAGAAATGTTGCTAAAGCTCTTTAATGAACACAACCAAGAGTTCAAGCTAAGGGTTGGTGTAAATAGAGTGGAAGATACTTACTCCTCTTACTTGCATTCATACCATCATCTGTTGAATTTCATAAGTCAGAAATACGGGATAGAAGATATTGCCCTTGACAAGCTCAACCTGAATTTTATTGATGCCTATGACTTCTATTTGCGTGTTGACAGGCAGATGAAGCAAAGCACGATAGTAGGTCATCTGATAATACTAAAAAAGATGATCCGCAGGGCGATTCATCAAGGAATACTCAACCGTGACCCATTTGTAAACTATATTGCAGAGCAGCCCGAAAAAATGTGCAGACACTTGAAATCGGAAGAGATAGATAAAATCATGCAGGTTCATATAGCATCCAAAAAGGTCTGCCATACACGGGATATGTTCATCTTCTGCTGTTTTACAGGCTTGTCATATTCGGATTTGAGGAATCTTTCGCAGGAACATCTGACAACGCAGGTGGACGGTAGCCTGTGGATTAGCATTAAACGGCAGAAGACGAAAGGTGAATGTAATATCCGCTTGTTGGATATACCCAAACAAATTATTGATAAATACAAAGACGATCGTAAGAGCGATAAAGTGTTCAATATGATATCACTTAATTGTATATGCAAAAACTTAGAGAAAATAGCTGTTTTGTGCGATATAGAACATATAACCTTTCATTTAGCAAGGCATAATTTTGGGACGCATATCACCCTATCGCAGGGTGTCCCTATTGAGACAGTTAGCCGAATGATGGGACACAGGTCAATAGCCACTACACAAATCTATGCCAAGATTACCAACAAAAAGGTAAACGAAGATATGAAGTTGCTTTCAGAACGAATTACCGACAAATATGCTGTCTTTGAGGATAAGACTATGCCCGTAGGCATCAAGCTTAATCAGAATTTCAAAAGGAATAAGGAAAAATAACAACAAGAACCAGTAATATCAAATAACAACAAGAAAAAAGCAAAGACCCTTATGAATGAGAACCAGATGCAATAATGGCAGGAGCTTTAAAAGCCTCTGCCATTGTCGTAAAATAAACAACCATCTGTTTACAATTACTCAATTGATTCTTGATACCCACTTTCTAACATCTTTTCAATGTCAGATTCTTTATAGAGTATTTTTCCACCTAGTTGGATATAGGCAATCCTACCTTGAGTTCTATAGTCTTGCAACGTCCTACGACTGATTTTTAGTTTTTCAGAGACTTCCTTGTCGGTCATAAACCGTTCTCCGTTCAAGTGTGGCTTATTGTTTTTTGCCAATAGGTCTATGTCATCAAGCATCTGTTTCGATGACTTGAAAAAACTCTTAATCCACTGGCTGTCTCTGGTCAATATTTCGCTGTTCATATTCGTTGATTTTAGTGTTTTTTTTCAATTTCGCATATAGTCGCCTAAATTTGAAAGCGACAAAGTATCTGATAAGGAATCATATTTTATTTCTATTCGTTTCTTTGTCGATGAGATAAAAATTCCTATTTCGTCTTGTTCCACCTCTAAGATTGCCGGTGATGCCTGTTTGCTATGCTCGTTCATATGAAGGATGATTATCCAGTATTTGCCGTTACAGTTGTGAGTAATGATAACTGAGGGATTTAGATTGACGCTTTCCCATACCCCAACAATTGCAGATGGATTATTATTTGTATTCATGGATAGCTCATTTGACAATCGTTGATTTTCGTGTCAATAGTTCAATGTCATCCGGCTTATAGTAAATCTTGTGGTTGATTTGACAGTAAGCCACCGTGCCATTATCCCGGTATGTTTGAAGAGTTCTTTTCGAGATATTCAAAATCAGACATACATCCTGATTATCCAGCCATGTTTTCAAACTTTTGTCTTGCTTGCTATGGAGCGAGTTCATCTTTCTTTCCAATGCATCAAATCGGATCATCATTGCTTCGAATGTGCGAGCTTCTATATTTACTATTTCCATTTTAAATTACTTTTAGGTTTATAATTCTCGATTCTTCAGTAAATATACACCCTCATTGCTAGAGTTATACACATTTAAATAGCAATGACGGTATTCGGGTATGATTGGCTTCGATTGGCGTTTACAAAGAGAAAAGTTGAAACAAATGGGACAGGTTAGAACAAAATTGAGTAATTTCCCCAAGCACAAAACAAGTCGAAATCCATTCAACTCCAAAAATAGAACCGTAACACAGCCATTAACACCACTAGACTCTGGCTAAAACGGTTGCACGAATCCTTCTGTTATGGAAATTATTCGTTTCAATAGAGTTGTTACCGATATACGCAATATCTGGGCAGTGCTGCGGATTCCCAACACTTCTCTGGTGAAAAGTGTGATTTGCGGGTTTGTATTAGGTTGATAAGCATTGTAGGTGTAATCTGTAATAAAATACTTTGAGCATTCTTTACACTGAAAAATGCTGTTCCCCATTTCTAGCTTTTCCATTTTTTACGACATTATCAGAATTGCAACTCGGACATATATAGCTATCAACACATCTGGATCGTGAAGTGCTATTTTCTTTCTTTTGACCGATTTTCCACTTATTTTTAACCGTAAAAATAAGAAAAGCAGATGAAAAACCACCTGCTTTTCTTATCCAACATTAGATGTCTATAATTGACTTTCAATTTATTGTTTTTACAGCAATGCATCTGAAGCATTACCTATTATAAACAGAGCTATTATTTGATAATTTTCTCTTCTGCTATTTTAATATCGCTATTAGATGTTATCCAACCATTTTCAGTTTTAGCATACATTATTTTTCCAATAATATTCTTTTCTTCATCTTGCTTAATGTCATAAAAAGCTTCAATTAAAAAAGGTGATTTGTGTTTTACTTTTACAAAGTTGAGGATCAGTTCTTTCTTTTGGTCTAAAATATTAAGATATAAATATCCACTTTCCTTATATTTTATTTTGCCTTTGTAGGATACTGTGTAGCACTTTACACCGAAAATTTCTTCTTCGAGAGCATTTGTTTTCTCAAATTGAATTAATTCGATTTTGTTTTCTGATACCTTTTCTATCTTACTTCTAAGATCCGTCTCATTTTTCGAAGTATTTGGAAGATTTGAACATGAGGTTAACCCCATAAATGACACAAGTAT